TTGATAGTGCTGCAAGTCTTTGCTTTTCAGCTTCTTCTGCTCTTACCTTTTCAGCTTCTAGTAGTTCTTGAATTTTCTTATCCCTACTAGCTAATTCTTTTTTAATAACCTCTAGTTCCTCATTGCCCCCACTCGGTTGAGCGTTTGCTGGTTCTTGTTTAAGTTGCTCATCAACGTTTGCATTAATGCCCCCGTCTTTTGCCCCATCTGTCATAAAATAAACTCCTCTAAAGTTTTGTTACATACTACAATACTAGTATAAAGTTAGATACTTGACTTGTCGAGACATAGTATGTATACTAATAGTAGTTGTTAGATAAGGAGAGGCAAATATGCAATTAGATAAAGAGGATATTGAGACTTGGACGATTCAAAGATTTCCTAAAGATATTAGGAAAAAAGCAAAAAGAGATGCACTTAAAAACGATATGTTTCTAAAAGGTTATATAATTAAACTTATCGAGAGAGGGTTATAGGCAGCAAACCAACAACAGGGGTAGAAATACCCCTTTTTTTACTTAATAATCCCATCTAATCTATCTGCTTTAAACTCTTGCAAATCTTTATAATCAACATCTTTAAAACGTTTATCACGCAAGAATACCGTAACTGTTGTTTCTCTGTCATTTATAGACCAACGTGCAGGAGCTTCACCTTTAAAATACCAATTGCCATCAGGATATTTAAATTTTCCATCGGCTCTTGATAATTGTCCATTCATTTGAGCTGATTGAGGTCTAGTTCTACTATCAAGCCTAGCAATCATTTTCAAGCGTTTATCTTCCATTGGCAACGCTTGATATACTTCATTAGCTTGGATATCAGCCATTCGCATTACTTCTGTTCTTGCTATGCGGTATGTTTTGTAAATATGTCCGTTAGTATGTGCAAATTTACCACTCTTGATTAATTCTCTAGCCTTTTGGGTTATTCTTCCCTCTGCATCTCTAAAGCCAAACTCTATATCTAATCGTCTTTGGATGTTTTGAATACTCTGCCCTTTATCAAATCCATCAGCAATTATCTTAGTAATTCGCTTAGAAAGTACCTTGTTAGTTCTTAAAATACTATTCTCGCTTAATACAGCATTAGTATACTTAAAAGGCTTACTAGTCGGAAGTGTTGAGTAGAGGGGAATAGGCTTCCATGCTATTTGAGTTCCTAGTGCTTGTTCAACCAAATATTTTTGTTCTATACCACTGTCATTTAGGGCAGCAGTTATCTCTTCTTTATAGGTAGAATACATTGCCCCGTATTGCTCTAACAAATAATCCTCAATAGCTTTGTAATATGGCTCAGGGTTCTTAGACTTTGCTACCTTACGAACTGACTCATTAGTATACTTTCTTACTTGCCCAATAACAGAAACAGATACCTTATTCAAATTGGCTATCCGTTGTTGCTCTGCTAGTGCTATTTCGGCTTGTGCCTTTTTAGTAGGCTCTAGCATCTACTAAACTCCTATATCAGGCAGCATATCTACAGCTTCTTGACTGGCTTCTTGTGCTAATTCTTCCGCTGCTTTTTCTTCATAACCAGCTTTACGTAATATTTCAACCTGTGGCAATCTTCCGCCAGCTTGACTAAGGTCTTTAAGCCACGTCATAACATCTTTTGGTAAATTACGCACAAAATCATAATTGATATCTTCCGTGCTATATTCTTTTACTGCCTGAATTTCTAAACCTGTCCAATAACTCATTAAAAGGCGGTCTAAATACTCAAGCGACACCATCCATTCAAGCTCGGTGTTCTTGCAATCCTCTTCCATAAGCCTATACATTTGAGCGATCTGAAACGCTGTTGCATTGCTTAAACTTCCTAATGCTCTAGGATCAACACTAGCAGCTACAATCCAAATACTAGACCATATCTTTTCTTCATTAAACTTGATAAATTCAGGGTTGATATCCTTAGTGATAAACTTAACGTCACCATCACCCATGACTTGGAAAATACCTGTCTTTTTGAGTATTTCTTTCTGCTCATCGGTCATAGTGCCTAAGTTTTTCATAAGCAAATATGAACTTCTAAGACTTGCATTTTCAGTTACGTTATCACTCATAAGCGTGTCATAAGCATCCAACAAGGTAACAGCCATTTCAGCATTGCCTTGCTTGTTGTCATTATTAGCCCATTCAACAACTGGAATTCCTTTGAATCCGTGTATCTCTGGAGGCTCAACTACTGTTTTTTCATCACCTTTTATCTCATATTTAGTGACATAGATAAAGTCATATTCATAAACATAATTCTTATCACCTTCTTTTGTTTTTTCAGAGTAATACACATATGCTTCTTTGGGCTCTCCATTGTCATCGTACTCTACACAAGCCTCCCAAGCATTTAACTGTTTAATACGTACTCTGTTTTGTTCATCTAAGTAACAAAGTGTATAAGTAGTTCCCCAACCAGCATCAGAGAAAAGAAGTTTTTTATAAAGGCTGTCGATATGGTTTAGAGTATCAAATTCATCATATTTATCAATAATATTCTGATCAATATTATCCGCATACTGTCTTTTGATATTGGCAACATATCCAGATTTGCTATTTTGAATTATTTGAAAATTATTAAAAGTAATTTTAATATTTGGATCGGCTTTTGTTGCTTTTTCACGTGCTAAAATAGGAACTCCATCAGCTTCTATAGGATTATTCCAATCATAAGTACTTGCAGATTTACCTTTTGATCTTAAACTTAAATTATATCTAAGCTTATCAGCTTTTCTTTTACTCTCTTTTATCATTAATAATCCCTCGCTGTTATAGTAGCCGTATTATCCTCATTGTACTTTATCCCTATTATCAAACAATCGTGTATAGTATCTTGTCCTATAGTAAATAAATCCCCATCGTACCACCAAGTATCTTGAATCCCTGTTATATTTCCTTGCCCTTTAATAACTCCATTATATACTACAGATGTAATATTAACAATGTCACTACTTCCCGAATTAGTAACATCATAAATAGTTATTGCTGGTTGCTCATTATCGTAATCAAGAGAACGGATTACTATCTTTGAATTTTCCGGAATATCTATCTCACTATAAAGAGTAAATCCTGTTAGATTACCACCTGATGTATTAACACTCTTGATTAATCCACTACTCTCGTTTTGCATATTAGTTGTGTTACTTATATAGCAACGATCATATAAACGCAAATTAATACCTTCTAAATTTACATTAAATTCAAAATAATTTCTTTTTTCTTGAATATTAGTAAGTTCGTAAGTAGCAATTTTAAGGACGCTTGCTCTATCATTAACAAATTTATAATCTTTTTTGATTATTTCATAATCATCATCTGTAGTACCGGTTTCAGGAGTTTCACTCACTGATCCATTATAATAATAAACAGTTAATTCATCTTGTGTGTATGTTTCATTATTGATAAAACTTGCTCTTATTGCTTCTGTCTGCCTGCCTATATTAGGACTCCATTTGAAACCCCAGCTATTATGTTGGTTAAATAATCCTATTGATGTTTTATCATCTGTATCAATAACAAAAGTATGATTTCCATCATAAAGTGGTATCATTGTAGCTTGGCAATTAGATAGGATATTATCTAACACCTCGCCTATTTTCATTTGATCAGAAACTATTCCGCTTGCTTTATATCCTTCATCTTCGCAAAATTCATAAAGAGCTGTTAAGCTATCATTGTCCAAAGTGCTTACATCTTCTGCACGTGGATTTACAATCGGATTAGTTAATAAATCTCGAATTATAGCAGCAGGATTAGTTGTTTTATCTGTTGTATTCCAATCTGTACCATTCCAAATAGGTATTTCAGCTTCTGCAATGTAATTAAATTTCTTTAATGTTCCTGATAAACCTTTGTATGCTGTCGCCTCAAATGCTATCTGATTTACATAAGGCAAAATGTTTATATCAAGTACATCTTCTTCATTATAAAAATGTATTTCATTAACATACGGAACTCCGATATCAAAGTTAGTTTTATCGGCAAAGTCAGCAGACCTTACACGAACTGCATAAACATCGCTATCAAGTTCCATTCCTATAGTTCTATAAAATAACTGGTCTGCATCTGCTAAATCCGGAGGGCTGTATACTGTAACCTTGCTACCATCTACTGTAGTAGTGGAAGTAGCAACTGATTGCTTTACTCCATCTATATCTCTAACATAAAGCGCATTTGCATCACTTATTGCATTCCAATCACTATCCGAACTACCTTTGTATTCTATATCAATAATAGCACTTCTCGCAGAACGTGAACCGTCACTTTCTTGTGTGTATAATCCTTGTGGAAAACTTAATATTATGTCTATTTCAGTAGTTCCATCAGGACTTGTTTCCAAAATTTCCGATGTTGTGCCCTGATAATAATTCACTGATTGATTAAGCGTTAAAGAGTTTGAATAATCATCTGTTGTAATATCTTCTGAATAATAAATTGAATCAAGTTCATTGGTTACTTCTGTTGAGTTGCCTCTTGTATAAATTAAAGGCTGAAAACTTGTATCGGTAAGCTCTGTTATATTTGTTCCGGTTGGCATTACCCAAGTTTTTGTACCATTGTAAGTATAAACATCAGTTTCTCCTGTAACTGGATTCAAATCACCTACTTCAATAGTGAAATCTTCTGTAAGCTCTTGACTCGCCAGCAAATCATCAATTATATTAGCAGTTAATCTAAATTCTTTATTTGCCCAGTTCAAAATATCTACATTAGTAAATCTAACAACAAAATCAATTTGTAAACTGGTTGAAGTAGTAGCTTGACTGTAAGTATGACTTGCTGTTTGTTGTACTTCTTCATAAGCATTATAACTTAATTGTTCATCTCTATTTACTGCTTTTACATTATCAAAACCTATAAAAGTAGAACCGCCATAAGAAGTATCAATATTTACATAATCAACACTATAATTATTAACAAGAGTATCACCAAGCTTATAATCAGAATAAACAACATTATCATAATTACTAACGAAATATTGCAAATATTTGTTTGTTGAGCTTCCGTCAACTATTCTTTTATAAGGTGTTTGTCCATAATTGGCAGTCTGTTGAGTTTTTCCAAAAACATAAGGTATAATACCATCAGAAATAGAGTTATTAGCCCCTTTTATTTCTGGATTAGATGAACTTTCGTATTCTTTAGTTCCTCCTGGAGAAATATTAGGTTTTGATCCTGCAGCTACTAATGCCACTGTCAAACCTGCTCCAACTGCTAAAGCTCCAACAGTAAAAGCTACTGCATGAGCACCTATAAAAGCTCCCACTGTAGCAAAAAATGCAGTTATAGGGTCATAAGGATGTGTTATTCTTTCAACTACATCACCGTTTTTAAATCTATAATGCCATTTGAGAGGCTTGCCATTAACAAACATCCCTTTTAATTCTTTAAAGTGCATAAAGGCAAAATGACCATCCCATTTATGTTCAGATAGTTTTTTTTGATTCATGCATCTTTCTATATATCTAATCATTTATAATGACCTCGTAAAAAATAGCCTTTTTAGGTATGCGTTCTATATTAGCACCAATTTTATTTTTATGAATAAATTCTTTTTTATTTATGCAATAACCAATATGGTTAATTTTACCTATTTGAAAAAATATTAAACATCCCTCTTTTGGCTCTTGAATAACTTTATAATTAATATTAGACTTTAAAAAAGTTACACTCTCTTCATCGGTCATAATCGGCAACTCTGGAAGCTCTTTCCCTTGCTCATCTTTGTATATTTTACGCACAAAATCCCAGCAATTGTTCTGCTCTCTATTATATTTTTGTGATTGAAAATATTTAAGATATTTCATAAAAATAAATTTCCAAAAAGTTGCTGATTATAACGCTTAGTTCCTACATTATAATCAAGTGAATGACGTAAATTAATGCTGAAATTGACCTGTTCTTGTGTAACTTCTGCACTCATTATCTCAAAAGTGCCTTTATCGTATTTCTCTGCCGTTTCGCTTTCAACATTAACGATATAAACTTTTACAATCATATTTTCATTTGAAGTAACAATATTTATAAGCTCATTAGTAACAAGTTGATTAATGTTAGACATTATTAACTGTGTACCTTGCTTTTCATTTTGACTAGGTAATACTATATCAAAAGGGAATGCTTGGTATTCTTGACTGTCAATTGTTATATCTGTAATATCATTTATCAAGTAAAAAGTATCAAGTTCAGAGTGGCTAATTTCAATAGCAAGATTAAATCCTCTGCCAAGATAACGACTATATGAATTTTTATCCATTTCAAAAGACATTATAACCTCAATTTTATACTTGCTACTAATTCAGAGGCTTCATCTACTATAAGTGTAGTACTTTCATCAACAACAAGAGAAACATCTTGATAAATAGTAGCAGGCTCCAAATAAAGCTTAACTTGTACATCAAAATAAGTGTTGTTGCTTGAATATGTTGGTTTATCTATTATTCTTGCAGTCCTTGTTTCTCCTAATCTACAATCATAATAATCAAAAGCAATAGAACCTTGTTGTATTTTAAATTTATACCAGCTCATAAATTGAAGATATTGATCTTTAGTCAAAGTAACAGAACCCTGAATAATATCTCCAATATCAGAAAAACGTTGTCTACGATAAGGTATTCCAGCGTCAGGAGTTGTTTCCAAAAAACCAGTTTGCTGTTCATTTTGAAATCCTGAACTTTTTATATTTCCCCATTGCCAATATTCTGTCATGATGCTTGAATTCCTTGTGTTTGTTGTCTTTGTGATGCAGATCTAAACGAACTGTTTGTACGCTCATTAGCTAATGCCATATTAACCTTTTTGATAAAAATATCCATATCACCATTCGGGCGTTTAACAGTTTCAATATTTGCCCCTGACTGGTTGTAAATATTAACTGTTGGGCTTGTTGCTTGAACTCCTAGCTTGCCGTCAGAACCACGCTTAAGCGGCATAATGGCTTCTGCACCAGCTTCACCCATTAACCCAGTGTTTCCACCAGACATAGGGAAATAAGTAGGGGAATTGACAACTCCACCATCTGCAAAAGCTGTTATTTTCCCGAGTGTGTTGCTGGCTGCTATTCCTGTTCCTGCTAGTGCCGCGCCTGTTCCGATTGCTGCACCTGTTGCCAATGCCGCCACTGGGGCTAAAGCAGCACCAAATAAAGGGATAGCTGCAACTGATGCCGCTGCTTGTGCCACTGCAAGATTTGCTACTGCTGTAGATGCCTTTTGTGCTGCAATGGCTAAAGTAATGTATCCACTTGCTGCACTAGCTGTAATTCCAACGCCACCAGTAAGAGCCGTGTTTAAAACTGTTACTGATGCTGCCGCGGTTGGTGCTGCTGTGGCTACAGTCGCAACAGATTCAGAAACTTTCTGCATCGCTCCGCCAGCAGTAAAGGCTTTGTTTATTTGAGTTATCAAGGTCTTAGCCATAAATTTGCTAACTTCTTGAATGAATAAAGCTTTAAAAGCATTAGCAAGATTTACAAATAAATTCTCACCATTTTGGTAAGAGGCTTGAAAAGCTGATGCCATAGAGTTTTCTATATCTTGGCTTATATCGTTCCAAGTTGATTTTTGATTTTCTTTAAACTCTACAGATGTAGCAGACTCTATTTCTCTAATTTTCTGTAACTGATCAATATACTTAGTCTTTTCAACCATAAATTGTTTTAAATTATCACCAGTAAGTCCAGCAATAGCCATATCTTCTAAGGCTATTTTAGTCTTATTTGCTTCTTGCTGCAGTTCTTGAAGTTTAGTTTTGGCATTGTCTTCAACTGGATCAAGTTTCGGTATAGCCTTTTGTACTGCCTCTATTTCTTTGAGCTTTTTAATGTATTCATCACTTTTTTTAGTGAATAGTTCCATTTCACTAGGGTCAATACCACCTACTGCGATATTTTCAAGCTCAATTCTTAATTTTTGAACAGATTCTTGAAGTAAATCAAAAGAGGTTTTTGCTTGTTCATTATTAATTTTAAATAAATTATTAATATTTTGAAGTTTAGTATTTAATTCATCATAATTTGTTTTCGCTTTTTTAAATTTTTCAGAATCTATTAAATTTTGAGCAGCTAAATTTTGAACTTCTTCTTTAGCTATTTTAACTTTTTCAACAAGCGTTTCATAATAATTAATTACATTAGTTGGTTTAGCTTCTTCAGTTTCTTTTGTTTTTGTTTTAATACTAGCTATTTGTTTTCTTAATTCTAATTCACGCTCTAATACTTTTTTAGTTAAATTAAGTTCTTCTATTCTTTTTCTTATTCCAGGATTTTTAAATTCAACATTAGAAGCCCTTTCTAATAAGATATTTACTTTACTTAATTCTCTTTGTATGACATCTGTGTCAGATATAGCTATATCTTT